CTCACATCAAACATATTCAATGCTTGTTTGTCTGTCAGAGGGAATACCTTAACTACCGACATAACTGCTGAAGGAACAGGAATATAGTTTTTCTGTTCATACCATGTTGCAGTTGTAGAACCATCTACGTCTGTTGCAGTATCTCCAGTGTCATTTCCTCTTGCACGAGTAATGTCATCAGCAGTAATCTGATATTTTAGGTATAATCTCTCAACACCATCATAGTGATACTGCGAGAAATATTGTAGTGCTTCGTCAATTCTATCTTCTACTTGGTCTGGGTCAACATTGATTTCAATCACAGGTTTACCCAATGCTCTTAGACAGTATTCTTTAAATGTTGCTCTTGTGCTTGGTGTTGCCATAGTTTTATCCTAATGCGATTGCAAATGTTATACCGTTATTAACTGCTTTAGTTGTTACCTCACTTGAGGAATCAACATCTAAATTCGTTCTTGCTGTTGCAACATCATTAACATCACTCAAGTCATTCGCAACTGCGAGTGCTTCAGAGGTTGAATAAACATCTAAAGATGTTCGTGCAGTTGCACCAGATTCTAAAACAAAGTTAGTTCCATCACCAACAATAAAGTTTCCATCAGTAGGTGTCAACGCAGCAATGTCTGCAAGTTGAGCATCATATGCTTGAATATCTGTTCCGATAACAAGTCCTAAGTTTGTTCTTGCATCAGAAGCACTTGTTGCACCAGTTCCACCATCTGTTACTGCAATGAAATCAGCAGCAACAAACTCTGCAAGTCCTGTTGGGTCACTTCCTGTATATGTTGCTTTTATTGGTGATTTAGCTGCCATGTCTTATCTCTTATGTCATTACTATAGTTGTGTAACTTGTTCCACTCGAATCCTCAAATGGTAGATACAAACTATTTACTGCATCACTAAGTGTCCCAGCAGTTACACTCAATGCAATTCCACCACTAGTCCCACTAGAATCAGTGAATGGAATAGAAGTGGGTGTTCCAATTGTAATCGTGTCCGTAGACGCATCCGTTGTAATACTATTTAGTCCTGTGCCAACAAGTGTTAGAGTGTCGGTTGAACTATCTGCTTGAACTGTAGATTGCCCACTCACTGCAATATTTGTAAATGCAGAACCAGCAGAACCAGAACCAGTTGCTGTATCAGCAATGGTTACGATACCAGTTGAAGAACGCATGTAGATTTTTTGGTCTACAGTGTTGACTGCAACTTCACCGACTTCTAAATCTGAGGTTGTGGGTGTTGAACCGCCCGTTTCCGAGCGTTTCAGTTTAATTACAGTGGACATTAGTAAGTTCCGCCGTCAATACCAGTGATTGCAACAGAACCAGAAGTTACTGTGAAATTGTCTGTTACGAAAGATGCGACACCTTTGTTAGAAGATGTAGCAAGTTCTGCATCTACAGTGAACGTATTCGCAGCATCATCGTATGTCAAGTCAATACCTTCACCAGCAACAAACAATGCGTTAATTCTGTCATCAACTCTTTCGTCTGTATAGAAGAGGTTTCCATTCTCTGCAAAGTCACCAGTATCAAGAGTAATTGACGAACCAAGTGCAACTGTATTAGAGTTGACTGTTACAGAGTCATTGACAAGTTTCGCATTTGCGATTGAACCCGCCAACATTGCATTGGTAATACCAAGTGCTTTGACTTGTAGAGTATCAGCAGAGATTTCTACAGAACTGTTATCAACATTCAAAGATAGACTGATTTCATCTGCACTATGTGTAGAAGTCAAACCAGAACCACCTAGAATAGAAAGGGTATCACCCAAGTCTACTGCATTGGAAGCAGAACCATCAGAGATTGTGATTGTAGAGTTAGAAAGTTTTGCGTTTGCAATTGAACCTGCCAACATTGCATTTGTGATACCAAGTGCTTTAACTTGTAGAGCATCACTTGCAACCTCAATAGAACTGTCATCAACATTAACATCAATTGTGTTACCAGTTTTTGACAATGCATCACCAGCACTGATTTGTCCAGCACCAGAGAATTGGTCAAATGTGATATCATCAGTTCCAAGAGTTGGAGTTCCGTTATGTGTAGCAACGTAACCATTGTCTGCGTTGTTAGTTCCTTCTTCAACAAAGGTAAATGCACCACCAGTAATCTCAGATGCTTCATTAGCGTCTGGAGTTCTGGTAAGAACGAATGCAGCAGAACCAGAACCTACAGTTGTTACTTTATAGAAACCGTTCTGTGTTTGTGTGGTTTGGTCTTTAACAAGAACTCTGTCGTTCAATGAAAGTGAAACACCATCAATTGAGATAGCACCGTTTGCGTTTGCAGTCAATGTTCCGTTTGAGTTATTGTATGTTGCAGAAAGGTTTTCAGTTGTAGCAACTCTTACAGAAGCCTTAACATCAAGTCCGTTTGCAACTTGGTCAACATATGCCTTGTTTACTAAAGACTGTGATTGGAATCCAGCACGAGACTCATAACCAGAAGGAACAATAACTGTTGCAGTTCCGTTTGGAGAAAGTTCCAAGTCACCGTTTGTATCTGTTGTTGAAACAACATTACCATCAACTGTGATATTGTCAACATCAAGTGAAGTCAATCCATTCAAGTCTGTGATTGTGTCACCTAAGTTTACAGTATCAGAACCAATCACTACAGAACTGTTTACAAGTTTTGCATTTG